AATCTGCAACTCTGACGCGACCTCATAGCCGTCAGTCTCCGATTTCCCCGGCTCAACACAACCAATCCTAGAAACGAGGCCATAATGGCGAGTGGTGGCCGTCCAAGTCTGTACAGCCCTGCATATTGCAATGAAGTCATTGACTGCGGATCACGCGGGCTTTCCCTCACGGCATTCGCTGGCGAGATCGGCGTTTGCAGGGACACCATTTCAGAATGGATGAAGGCTTACCCGGATTTTTCCGTAGCTTGCAAGAAAGCGCAGGCAAAGCGCACCCAATTCCTTGAGCAGGGAATGCTCGATAGAGAGGCAACCGGACCAATGGTCACGGCTCGCCGCTTCGCCCTGGCTAACGCTGCGCCTGATGAATGGCGCGAAAAGCAGACCGTAACGCATGACGTGTCAGACCCTCTTGCGGAACTGCTGAAAGAGATTGATGGCAAGTCGCGCGGCCTCCCTATTAGCTGACCCATGGTGGAGGCTTAACAACCTCTATTACATCACGGACAAGAAAGGCGTTCGGGTTCAGTTCCGGCCCAATTGGGCGCAAGAGGAATTGTTCCGGGACATGCACTATCAGAACGTCATCCTCAAGGCTCGCCAGCTTGGGTTCACGACGTTCATTGATTTGTACCTGCTGGATCAGTGCATATTCAACAGTAACGTCCGGGCAGGCATCATTGCCCATAACCTGAATGACGCCAAGACGATCTTCCGGGATAAGGTCAAATTCCCGTATGACAACCTTCCGAGCCAGATCAGGGACAAGGTGACTGCTCAATCCGATACGGCAAACGAGCTGCTGTTTTCCAATAACAGTTCGATCCGCGTCGGCACATCGCTTCGGTCTGGCACGTTGCAGCTGCTCCATGTGTCTGAATACGGCAAGATGTGCGCGAAGTACCCTGAGAAGGCCAGGGAGGTCCGCACAGGCGCATTCAACACGGTTGAGCAGGGGCAGCTTATCTTTGTGGAATCGACGGCAGAAGGGCAATCCGGGCATTTCTATGAGTTATGCGAGACGGCGCAAGAGTTGCGGCGGGTGGGTGCTGATCTGTCATCGTTGGAGCCAAAGTTCCATTTCTTCCCGTGGTGGAAGCATCCCGAATATTCGATGCAAACCATTGGCCGCATTATCCCGGAGTCATATCGCAAGTATTTTGCGGAGCTTGAAAAGATCGGCATTGCCCTGACTGACGGGCAAAAGGAATGGTACGTCGCCAAGTCCAATTCGCAGCGCGACGACATGAAGCGCGAGTATCCGTCAACTCCACAAGAGGCGTTCGAGGCATCGGTTGAAGGCGCATTCTACGGCAGCGAAATGACGCTGCTCGACATTCAGGGCCGGATCATGCCGGTGCCATGGGATTCGTCATTGCCAGTCATCACGGCATGGGACATTGGGCTTGACGATATGACGGCGGTTTGGTTCGCCCAAAAGGCTGGCCTTGAACTGCGGATCATCGACTACATGGAATTTCGCAACGTGGCATTGACTGCCTGTGCAACTGAGGTGCTTCGCAAGCCATATCGGTTTGAGCGGCATTATGGCCCGCATGACATGGCGGCTCGTGAGATGACAACTGCCAAGCCTCGCAAGGAGGCTCTTGAAAGCCTGGGCCTCAAGCCCATCAGCATCACGCCGAACGTGCCTGTCGAGGATGGCATCAACGCGGTTCGCAACATCCTGCCCAAGTGTGTATTCGACGTTGCGTCTACCAAGGCGGGCTTGAAGGCGCTCCGCAACTATCACAAGGAATGGGATGACGAACGGGGCACGTTCATTGCCAAGCCTGTGCATGACTGGTCAAGCCATGCGGCTGACGCCTTCCGTATGCTGGCGCTGAATATCTCCGGCAAGTCGGAACAAGAGGACAGGCGGCAACGGTCTAATGCGGTGTCTGCTGACTTCGACCCGCTTCAACACTATTCGTCACGGCAACAGGTATCGGCGGATTGGTCCGTTTTCTAGCGCCTGATCTTCCAAGCCTGTCCTTCATTGCGTGTCACATGAGGCGGGCGGATCGCGATGAAATCTACAACGTCATCGGACATAACAATCCATGGCTCTTTGCAGCAGCGGTGCTTGACGCAATTGGAATGGGACGCGGTATTGTTGCTGCTGTCGGGCATGTACCAGTCGCCTGCATGGGATATCAGTCTCGTCATCCCGGCGTCTGCGAGGTGTTTGCTTTTGGCACCAATGCCTTCGACCGAGTGGCACTAAGCCTTACGAAATATGCACTGCGGGTGATGAAGCCTGCAATGCTTGATGCCGGGTTTCACAGGGCACAATGCCTTTCACGGCATGACCACATCACGGCGCATCGCTGGCTTGAGCACATGGGCTTCAAGCGCGAGGGCGTCCTGCATCAATACGGTTCCGATGGTTCGGACTATATTCAGTTTGGAGCGACTTATGACGCTGCTTGAGCGGTTTAATTCAAAGTATGAGCCTGAGCCGAACAGTGGGTGCTGGCTGTGGACTGGTGCAGCTCGCGGCCCAATTGGCAATGAATATGGACACATGAGGATCGGCAAAGAATTTACTGCTGCTCATCGTGTTTCCGTCATGCTGCACACAGGCCATAAGCCGTCTGTTGACCACGATGTGATGCACAAGTGCGACAACAGGTTTTGCGTTAACCCTGATCACCTGAGTGTCGGCACAAAAAAAGACAATATGGTCGATTGCGCTCGCAAAGACAGGAAGCGGGTTCCAAACCTTGCGGATGAAGTCATTGCCGACATTCGCAAGCGCGAACACCCCGCAAGCTATTACGTAAAACTGCATGGGCTGTCGTCACATTGGGTTGTTTACGACCTGTGGCGTTCTCGCACATACCAATGGAAGGAAGCAGCCTGATGTGCTTCGCGTCGATGCCCAAGCCTAAGAAACTGCCGCCTCCACCGAACAAGTTGGACAGCCAGGCTGACGCCTTGGCGAATATGCAGGCTCGTCGTGCTGGTGGCATCAACAGGCAGCAGACAAACATAACTGGTGGCATGGCTGGCGCTCCGAATATCTCGGCTCCGTCTGCTGGCGGTAAATCCGTGCTTGGTGGCTGAGAATGGCGGCTGAACCTCGCAACATCAAGCGCCGTTTCGATGCGCTCAAGACTCGTCGTTCTGTGCTGGAAAGCCATTGCGAGGAGATTGCAGAGGTTATCTCGCCCCGTCATACCGGGTTCAATGGCTATCGTCAGCCGAACGAAAAGCGGATGGCGAAGGTCTACGACTCGACTGGCATCCATAGCCTTGAGATGTTGGCTGCTGGCTTGCATGGATTGCTGACCAATCCGGCGAGCAAGTGGTTCAGCCTGCGTATTGTTGAACCGGGCTTTGACGACGACGATCAGGTGAAAGACTGGCTGTCTGATGCCAGTGACGTCATGCGGGCCTACATGTATGCGCCTGGGACCAACATCACATCGGCCCTGCATGAGATTTACCTAGAGAATGGGGCGTTCGGCACATCGGTCATGTTCATTGGCGAGCGTGACAAGGGCGGGCTGCTCTATCAGGCTGTCCCATTGCATGAGTGCTTCATTGCCGAAAACCACGAGGGCACGGTTGACACTGTGTACCGCAAGCGGTCCATGACGGCGCGCCAAGTCCTGATGCAATGGCCTAAGACCGCTTCGGAGAAGGTTCGCCAGAAGGTTGCGACTAACAAGCCTGACGACATGATTGAGATTATCCATGCCGTCCAGCCTCGCAATGACGCGGATAGTTCCAAGCGCAACAGCGAAAACATGCCTTGGGAATCGGTCTATATCGAATATGAGACTGAGCAGAAGCTAGAGGAAAGCGGCTTCCCTGAGTTCCCGTATGCGGTGCCGCGCTGGTCAAAGATGCCCGGTGAGGAATACGGGCGTTCTCCTGCCATGACGGCGCTTCCTGATGTGAAGATGCTTCAGGAGATGATGAAAACCACGATGCAGGCGGGACAGCTTGCCGTCAAGCCTCCGGTCATGGTGCCGGATGATGGCGTGATTGGCCCTGTGCGGTGGGTTCCAGGTGGGCAGACCTACTATCGTGGCGACCGCATTCCGACTGCGGTTGATCTGTCCGGCAATCTCCCCATTACCTTGGAAATGATGGAGGAACTGCGCGGGCGTATTCGCGGTACGTTCTTTGCCGATCTGATGAAATTCCCGACTGATGTGACCATGACAGCCACGGAGTTCACGCAGCGCATGTCTGAGCACATGAGGCTTCTAGGCCCGGTGCTTGGCCGCATGGAAGGCGAGATGCTGGGGCGTATTGTGGAACGTACCTTTGGCATTATGACCCGCATGGGCGTCTTGCCACAGGCTCCTGCACAGGTTGCTGGCCGTGAGTTCACGATTGAGTTCGTCTCCCCGATTGCGCTGGCCCAGAAGCAGGGCGAGGCCAATGCGCTGACGCAGACCTTGGCAATCCTGCTGCCATTCATCCAGGCCACGCAGGATGCCTCGGTACTCAAGCCGTTCAAGACCGACAAGCTGGCTCCGAAAATCTTTGAACTGTTCGGTGGCGACCCTGACCTGATCCACTCGACCGATGAACTGGCCGAGATGGCTGAGGCAGAACAGGCGCAACAGCAGGCCATGATGGCGGCACAGGCTGCACAACCGATGGCTGACGCAATGAGCAAGGGTGCTGGTGCCGTCGACAAGCTGGCAAGCGCACAACAGAAGGGCGCGGATGTGTCCCAACTCTTTGAGGCCGCATGAGCAAGTACACCGACGAGCAACGGGCGATAGACTACAAGCTGGTGTTTGGTACGCCAGACGGCGAGCGGGTGCTGACTGACATCATGGTCAAGGCGTCCGTGTTCAAGCCGATTGCCCATGCCGATCCGTTGGAATGCGCAAGGATGGAAGGTGCAAGGGCATTGGCCCTGCATATCGCGTCCTTCAAGCGGTTCGATGCAAAGACCTTCCTTGATAGCTGGAAGGCCCCCGAAGAAATCTAACCCGGTTTTGAACCGCCGTGATGGCGAGTCCAGGCCCTAAGATGGAGACTACCCTTTGACTGATGAAGTTCCGGCGCCCGCTCCTGCGGACAACGCCCCGCCGCCTGCCGCACCTGCGCAGACAACGGCCCCCGCCTCGGCTCCTGCTGATTGGCGAGCATCACTCCCCGAAGATATTCGCGGCCACAAGTCGCTTGAGAAGTTCACATCTCAAGAGGCTCTTGCTGCGTCCTACCTGAACCTTGAGCGCACATTGGGCATGGAGAAGGTGCCGCGCCCCAAGGGTGAATTTGATCCGTCCAATCCTGACTGGCAGGCATTCCTCGACGCTGCTGGACGGCCCAAGGCTCCGAACGAATACAAGTTCAGCGAAGTCAAGATGCCTGAGGGCCTGCAATACGATGGCGGGCTTGAGGACAAGTTCAAGAACGTATTCCACACAGCGGGCCTGAATCCGAAGCAGGCTGAACTGATGCGGGATGCGTTCGTGGCCCATCAGGTCGAAGCCTATCAGGCCAGCATGACCGAGATCGAGAACGATACGGCGGCTCGGCGTGAGGCAATGAAGAAGGAACTTGGCTCGGCATACGATGGCTATGTTAATGCCGCGACCGTAGCACAGAAGGAATTTCTGCCTGAGACGCTGCTTGCAAAGATCGAAGCGGCTGGCTTGGCGAAAGACCCTGATTGGACAATCGCCCTTGGCAAGATTGGCAAGGCCATGATTGGCGAGGACAAGCTGAAAGCCGCTGGCGTGTCTGACATGCAGACGCCCGCTGACTACCAAAAGCAGGCTTTGGAGTTCCAGAGCAAGAACGCACACATTCTCTACACGCATGGTCATCCCGATCAGGCCCGCGTCAATGCCGAATACACGGCCCTGATGCAGAAGGCTTACCCG